GCCAAATTCGGGTCGGGAATCAACTTGGTTTTTATTGGGACGGTAGCCCCAGTAGGGAAGACACTTACATGTCGTTTTCCACAGCTATTAATCAGACCCTTTCGGAAGCTATGCGGATCACAGCAGCGGGCAATGTGCTTGTAAATGCCACCTCTGGTTCATCCACGGACTCAATGACAATAGCTCGTAAGAGTGGCTCTGCAATAAAGACAACTACGGGAACTCCGGGTAATGTAAATCATATTATATTCCAGAACTCTAACGGGGCCGTAGGCTCTATCAGAACAAATGGCTCCGCCACATCCTACAACACGTCCTCTGACTACCGCCTAAAAGATAACATCCTTCCCATCCAAGGCGCTGCGGACATCGTAAAGGCAATGCGCCCGTGTACCTACACCTTCAAGGTTGACAGTGCTGATTGGCATGATGGTTTCCTAGCTCACGAACTCCAAGAGTTGCACCCCCGTGCTGTCTCTGGTGATAAAGACGCCATGATGAACGAAGAGTACGAGGTAACACCTGCTGTCTATGAAGACGTAGTGACGCCTGCTGTTGACGCAGTTGCAGCCACCTATGATGATGAGGGCCTTGAGCTAACACCAGCCGTAGAAGCTGCGCCTGAGACAACAGAGAGTGTCTTGGTTACTGAAACAGTCATGGGTACTCGTAGTGTCCCTGACATGCAGTCAGTTGATTACTCTAAGCTGACACCAATTCTAACAGCAGCCTTGCAAGAGGCACTAACCAAGATTGAGGCCCTAGAGGTCCGTGTTGCTGCGTTAGAAGCGTAACAAGCATCGGCCCCGCTCAAGTTGGCGGGGCCTTTTGCATATCTGGCGTAATGTGCTATATTAGCGCAGACTAGGCATCCGAAGGGTTACTATGGCTTTAATCGACCTCAAAATCCCTGCGGGCGTCTATCGCAACGGCACTGACTTGCAGTCGGCTGGGCGCTGGCGTGACGCCAACCTGATCCGATGGATTGATGGCACAATGCGCCCCGTCGGCGGATGGCGCACACGGTCCGACACTGCGGGCGCCAACAAGTTGCGCGGAATGCTGACATGGTCCGACAATAGCAGCGACCGCTGGGTGTCTTCCGGCTCACTCGATAAATTATACGTCTGGAGCGCTGCCGGCACGCAGTACGACATCACGCCAGCCGGGCTAACCTCTGGTCGCGAGGACGCCATCGCGTTCACGGGCTACGGCGGCAACGTCTTTGGCGCGTATGGCTACGGCGTCGCACGACCAGACATCTCACGCATTCAGCCGGCAACGAGCTGGGACTTGGAGACTTGGGGCGAACACCTGCTGGCCTGTAATGAGGACGACGGCAAGATTTACGAGTGGCAACTCGCAACCGGCACGCCGGCCGCAATTGTAAGCAACGCTCCCACAAGCAACGACGGCATCGTCGTGACTGAGGAGCGATTTCTGATGGCTCTCGGCGCTGGCGGGAATCCGCGTCTAGTGCAATGGTCGGACCGCGAAGACAACACGACTTGGACGCCGTCAGCGGCGAACGAGGCGGGCGACCTTGAGCTAAACACGTCCGGCGCTATTATGCGGGGGCTGTCTGTGCGCGGGCAAACGCTGATCTTAACAACGCGGGACGCCCACGCAGCCAGCTATATCGGCCCGCCATACGTCTACGGCATTGAGCGCGTCGGCACGTCTTGCGGCCTCGCAGCCAAGCAGGCCGCCGTCGTCGTCGATCAGGGTGCATTCTGGATGGGCGTGAACGCGTTCTACACGTTCCAGAGTAACGCCGTGCAGGAGCTACAGTCAGACGTGTCCGACTACGTCTTCAACGACATCAACCGTGCGCAAGTCAGCAAGGCGTTCGCCATGTCAAACAGCATGTTTGGCGAGGTCACTTGGTTCTATCCGTCGGCGGCGTCCACGGAAAATGATCGCTACGTGACATTCAACTACGTCGAGGGAACTTGGTACACTGGCAACCTTGACCGCACCGCAGGCTACGACCGTGGCGCGTTCCGCCAGCCAATGATGGCATCGGCCACTGACCGCAAGATATACGAGCATGAAATTGGCTTTGACTACGGCGGCCTCGCACCATTCGCTGAGACTGGGCCATTTATGGTCGGCTCTGGCGATCAGGTTATGAGCATCACGGAAATGCTGCCCGACGAAAAGACGCAGGGCGACGTTGACGTCACATTCAAAACACGCTTTTATCCGAATGGAACCGAACGTGATTACGGGCCGTACAGTATGAGCAACCCAACTAGCTTACGATTTACCGGCCGACAGGTGCGTATGCGTATCGACGGCCAGCGGTTATCGGACTGGCGCATTGGCGTGAACCGTCTTGACGTCACACCCGGCGGCCGCCGGTGAGCCAGCAGCAGAGCGCACCAGAGCCTTCGGGAGCTGACTGGGTGTCATGGGCGCGTCGCTTGGCGCGCTACCTGTCACAGACCAGATCGGCGCTCGTTCACCAGACAGGCGGCGAGAGCGCGGCTGACGATGGCCAGCTTATGTGGGATCGCGATAACCTGTGGCCCGTGGTCTCGAGGTCTGGTGAGTGGCGTCAGATTGTTCTGGCCAACGGCGTGGCTCACCTTGAAATTACATCTGACGTGACAGCCGCGTCGGCCAATACGTCCTACCCGCTGACGTTTGCGGTCATGGCGGGCAGCGTTGGCGTGACACTTGGCACTCCCGCGTCGAGAGTTGTTTTTACTGAGGGTGGCGCATATACACTGAGCTTTACGGCTCAGACGCACTCGTCGTCTGGCTCTAGGGTCAACTTCTGGTTTTGGCCACGGTTAAACGGAGTGGATATTGTTGACAGCGCAATGCAGAACACATTGCACCAAAGCAACGCGACAATGATTATATCCCGCACTCAAATATTCAACGTAAACGCTGGGGACTATCTTGAGGCGTATTGGGCCACAGACAGAACCAATGGCAGCTTGCAGCATCACGCGTCGAACGCGTTTGCACCAGCAACGCCTGCGGCTACGCTGGCCATATCAAGGGTGAACGCATGAAAGAGATTGATCGCTGCAAGCCGTGGATCGAGGCCGCGCTGGAGTATTCTGGCGGCACGCACGAATTCAGCGACATTGCCGACGGCTTGGGTCGCGGAGTTTTGCAGCTCTGGCCGACACCAAGGGGGTGCATCGTCACAGAAATCGTGGTATATCCTAGAAAAAGCGTCCTAAATGTATTTCTCGGCGGCGGGGAGTTAGATCAGATTTTGGATATGCATAACGATGTGATAGAGTGGGCGAAAGCGCAAGGCTGTAGCGCACTTACAATGTCTGGCCGTTTTGGCTGGAAAAAACCATTAGAGGCGCACGGCTGGAAGTCCCAGCACGCCTCATTCGTCAAGGAGTTTTCGTAATGGCAGGCGGTAAAGGCGGGTCAACGACCAGCGAGGTCAAGTTACCCGAATACATTGAGGCCGCTGCACAGCGAAACCTTAATCGAGCTGACAGGGTGTCCCAGTTGGGCTACGTCCCAGAGTACGGGCCGACTGTTGCGGCATTCACTCCAACGCAGCAAGCCGCATTCCAGAACACGGCAAGCACGGCCGACGCGTTTGGCATGTCTTCGCCAACGTCCCAGCGCGACATCATGGGTGGCATGAACGCGCCAACGACTTACGCTAATGGCGTGCAAGGCTACTCATCGGCCCCGATGTATGAGCAAATGGTCAGCGAGCTGGCGCGAAAGCGCCCCGGCCAGAAGTCCTACATTGACAGCTTTTTTATCGACCCATCGTCGGGCAACTACACAAGCCAAGACCCGATGGATTACACGCGGTACAACACAATGGCCGAAGACGCCCGCAGCGAGGCATCGGCCGGTCGCTCAGAGTCGGCGGCGCAGCGCGCTAACGACTTGGCGGTAGCACGGGCCAGCGCTCCAGTGACGTACAACACGTCAACCACCAGCATGTCCACGCCACTGTCTTACGCACCGGGTGGCGTAAATGATCCGTTCCTTACAAGCGGGCCAAGCCAATACGTTGCAGGCAAGACTGGCATTCCGGGTATGACGCGCAACGACGACAATACATACAGCCGCCCATCAGGGGCTGTAACGAAGTCACCTCGGCCAGTGAGCCGTCCGTCAAATCTGAACACCAGCGGCGGTAGATACACCAGCTTAGGAGATATGTTTGACGGCGGAGGCCCCGGCACGTCAGGCGAAACATTTGGCGGCGCATTAGGCGGCGCGTCTAACGCGATAGGTGCAAAACCCAAACCCAAGCCCAAGGCTAAGGCTAAGTCTAAGTCTAAGTCGAAAAAAGGCTGCGTCGTCGCCACTCACGCAGTCGAGAGCGGCGCGTTCACTCCGCACATGAAGCGTGAGGCGGTCGTGTGGTGCATGGACGTCCTGCACGGCAAGTGGTGGGGCGAGGCAATCCGCCGTGGCTACCGCTACTGCGGCACAAAGAAAATCGAGCAAGGCAAGGCGCGCGAACACTACAGTGAGTTCCGCCGCTACATTGACTTTGCAAGCGGCAAGAAGCGCACACTGCGCGGCGCCGTTACGTTTACACTCCGCACCGCGCAGTTCTTTGCGGTCGGCCTAGTTAAGAGGGACGCATAATATGGCAGGTTCAGCATTAGGCGGCGCAAGGGGATCAGCCATGTCTGGCTTGCAACCTCAAGGCGGACAGCGAGTCGGAAACCAAATCATTCCCAACCGACCAACCAGCGGCGTCATGTCTGGAGGCGGCGGCATGTTTGGAGGCGGCGGCAAAGGCGGCAAATCCACGTCATTGCCCACTGGAGCGCCGACGCAGGGCCAGTACGCCCCACTGTCCCCGCAGGGCAGCTTCAACGTAAACCAAGCGGCGGCCGGCGGCTTGCAGCAGGCCATGCAAGGCACGCAGCAGGCGATGGGCTTCCAACCCCAGCAGATCAGTGCATCCACGTAC